CACACAACCGTGCCGACTTCACGGCTATAACGGTTTGGGGTGTGTTCTATAACGAGGACAAGGACGAGAACCACATCATTTTGCTCAACGCCATTAAGAAACGCGTAGAGTTTCCGGAGCTAAAGACGTTAGCTATGAAGGAGTATAAGGAGTGGGAACCGGACGCGTTTATCGTGGAGAAGAAGTCTGCCGGTACACAGTTGTACCAAGAGCTGCGGCGCATGGGCATGATTGTGCAGGAATACACGCCGCACCGGGGCACCGGGGACAAGATGGCTCGCCTTAACTCGGTTGCTGACATTGTGCAGTCAGGGTTGGTCTGGGTGCCAGAGACGCGCTGGGCAGAAGAAGTCGTAGAAGAGATTGCAGGATTTCCGTTTGTCAGCCACGATGACTTGGTTGACTCGACCGTTATGGCGCTGATGCGGTTCAGGCAGGGCGGGTTTATCCGTCTGCCGTCTGACGCAGTTGACGAAGATCGACAATTTAAATCGCACCGGAATTCTGCTTACTACTGATCACAAAAAGGTTATAGGTTAAAAAATGGCTACGAATTTTGACAAGTCGCTATATCAAGATGATCCGCTTAACACGTTCACTTCAGAAGAAGACGCGATTGAGATACAGATTGAGGAGCCTGATGATTCGGGCGATGTGACAGTTATTCTGGAAGAAGAAACCACGGTTAGTGATGACTTTAACGCCAATCTCGCTGATGAGATGGACGAGTCAGAACTTGCCTCACTCGCGGACGATCTGGATGAGTTAGTAACGGCAGACATTAATAGCCGCAAAGACTGGGCAGATACGTACGTCAAGGGCTTAGAAGTACTGGGGCTGAAGTACGAGCAGCGCACGGAGCCTTGGGACGGTGCGTGTGGTGTGTTCTCTACCGTGCTGACTGAAGCGGCTATCAGGTTTCAAGCCGAGACAATCATGGAGACATTCCCCGCTGCGGGGCCTGTTAAGACTCAGATTGTCGGTGCCATAAACAAGATGAAGGAAGAAGCGGCGGAACGTGTCAAAAACGACATGAACTACCAGCTTACCGAGCGTATGTCTGAGTATCGCTCAGAGCATGAACGGATGCTGTTTAGTTTAGGGCTTGCCGGATCTGCATTTAAGAAGGTGTACTACGACCCGGCGCTGGGGCGTCAAGTGTCTATGTATGAGGCAGCAGAAAACGTTGTCATGCCATACGGCGCATCGAACATCTACACCGCCGAGCGCGTTACGCACATGATGCGTAAAACTAAAAACGATATCAGGAAGCTACAAGTAGCTGGATTTTACTGTGACGTTGAGCTTGGCGAGCCTGTAAACATCGCGACCGACATCGAGAAGAAGAAAGCCGACGAGCAGGGGTACTCGATTACGGACGATGACCGGTATCAGGTGTGCGAGGTACACGTCGACTATAACCTGCCGGGATATGAGGACCCTGACGAGATTGCACTGCCATACGTGATCACGTACGAGCGCGGGACTCAGACAATTCTGGCTATCCGTAGAAATTGGAACCCGGATGATGAACGCAAACTCAAGCGACAGCACTTCGTACAGTACAACTACATCCCCGGTTTCGGGGTGTATGGCATGGGCCTCATTCATATTATTGGTGGCTATGCTCGCGCAGGTACTTCTCTTATCCGTCAACTTGTTGATGCTGGCACTCTTTCTAACCTGCCCGGGGGGTTAAAGACTAGGGGATTGCGGGTAAAAGGCGACGACACGCCGATTGCTCCGGGTGAGTTCCGTGACGTAGATATCCCGAGTGGCGCGTTGCGAGACAACGTGATGCCGCTGCCGTACAAAGAGCCTAGCCAAGTTCTGGCGGGTCTGCTCGATAAGATCACGGAAGAAGGTCGCAGACTCGGTGCGATATCAGATATGAATATATCTGATATGAGCGCAAACGCGCCTGTCGGGACCACGCTGGCTCTGCTTGAGCGCACGCTCAAAACGATGTCTGCGGTGCAAGCTCGGGTGCACTACTCGATGAAGGAGGAGTTCAAGCTCCTGCGCGACATCATCCGTGACTATACGCCTAGGGAGTATGCCTACGAGCCAGACTTCACCAAGGACCGCCAGATCAAGCAAGCTGACTATGACATGGTGGAGGTCATCCCGGTCAGCGACCCGAACAGCAGCACGATGGCGCAGCGCATCATGCAGTACCAAGCTGTTATGCAGTTGGCGTCTTCCGCTCCGCAGATCTACGACCTGCCCCAGTTGCACCGCCAGATGATTGAGGTGCTGGGTATCAAGAACGGGGACAAGCTGGTGCCGGTCGAAGATGACGAGAAGCCACGCGATCCGATCAGCGAGAACATGGCGATCATTAAGGGTAAACCCGTAAAGGCATTTATCTATCAGGATCACGACGCTCATATTGCAGCGCACAATGCGTTCATGCACGACCCGATGATCATGCAGCAGATGGGCCAGAACCCACAGGCTCAGATGTTAATGGCCGCTGCTCAGGCGCATATAGCTGAACACTTGGGCTTCTCATACCGCAAGCAGATTGAGGATCGGATGGGTGTGTCGATGCCTGAACCCGATGCCGACATGCCGCCAGATATGGAGGTGCAGTTGTCACGGATGGTCGCTCAGGCCAGCCAGCAGTTACTTCAGATTCACCAAGGTCAGGTTGCTCAACAACAGGCACAACAAGTGGCACAAGATCCTCTCATTCGGATGCAACAGCAAGAGTTGCAGATCAAGCAGCAAGAAGTGCAGATTAAAGCGCAGAAGAACCAGACCGACGCGCAGCTTGCTGAGCAGAAGCTTCAGCTTGAACGCGACCGGATTGGGGTCGATGCCCATATTCGCACCGCACAAGTGCAAGCACAGATTAACCGACCACAGGGGAGATAAATGGACGAGCGCTTATTGAACTATCTAAAAGAACGCAACCAGAGCAGGAGGCAGTCCATAACGGACTTCCTTACTGATGGAGGCGCTAAAGATACTGCTGAGTACCGAGAAGCGGTTGGAGTTATCAAAGGTCTACTCCAAGCGCAGCAAGACCTTGAAGACCTTTTTGAACGAATGAAGGAACATGATGAATGACGCCGTAGATCTATCGCTTGTGCTTAACAAAAGCGAAGAAGAAAAAGCCAGACAACTTCCAATCCCCAAGGGCTACAAGATTCTTGTCACCTTGCCTGACATTGACGAGGAATTTGAGAGCGGGATCATCAAACCCTCTCAAGTCGTGTATCACGAGCAGCTTTATCGAATGTCCTTTTCGTAGTCGAGCTTGGCGACATGGCGTATACGGACTTGACCCGGTTTCCAACCGGCCCGTGGTGCAAGAAAGGCGACTTCATCATGTGCCGTGCTAACACTGGCACGCGCTTTAAGATTCACGGACGCGAGTTTCGCATTATTAACGACGACTCTGTTGAGGCAGTTGTTGAAGACCCCCGTGGCATTGGCCGCGTAAATTAAGGAGGCGGTATGAGTGAATTTAAGTTTCCTGACGAGGTGCAAGCCTCTGCTAAAGACGAGAAAATCGAGTTTGAGATTGAGTCCGATGACGATGATGACGTAAAAGTCGAAGTTGTTGACGATACGCCGGAAGAAGACCGTGGTCGCAAACCGATGGCTGAACAGCCTGACGACGTGACCGAGGAAGAACTTTCTAAGTATAAAGATGTCAAGCTGCGTGATCGGATTGCGCATCTTAGTAAAGCTAGGCACGAAGAGCGGCGGGCTAAAGAACGCGCAGAGCGCGAACTTCAAGAAGCTGTGTCAATTGCACAGCGCATGATGGCTGAAAATACGTCGCTCAAAAGCAACGCCGGTAATAACCAGAAGGTTATTCTGGATCAAGCCGCTACCGTGGCATTGCGAGAGATGGCGGAGGCTAAACGCGCATACAAAGAAGCCTATGAAGCCGGTAATTCGGACGCATTGGTAGATGCACAAGAAGCTATTACATCAGCAAAACTAAAAGCTGATCGCATTGAGATCGCAAAACAAAGAGCTTTACAGGAAGTAAAAACTCCTGTACAAAACGTACCTACACCTCCACCCCCTGCGAGAGAGGTGCCGGTCGATGAAAAAGCTGTTCGCTGGAAAGAGCGTAACGGTTGGTTCAACCAAGACCGGGAAATGACAGGCTTCGCTCTCGCAGTGCATGAGAGGCTTGTTGATGAGGAAGGGATTGATCCTCGGTCTGACGCATATTACGAACGTATTGATTCGCGTATGCGTGAGAAATTCCCAGAGAAGTTTTCAAGCAACCCTAAGCGTTCTAATGTAGTGGCACCGGCAACCCGAAGTACTGCGCCTAAAAAGATCGTACTGA